ACATACACAGAGAAGCGATCCAACATACCGATCTTGCCGGTACGGATGGTGCTGGACTGGTCGCCAGTGAAGTACGCCTGAGCGATGCTAGATTGCATCAACAGGTGACGGTCGTAGGGCGTCAAGATCAAGAAGCGGCCATCTTCAGGCACGTTCTGCTCGTCCAACACGGTGGACATACGCAGGATAGCCTTGAGGACGTTCTCAGGAGTGGATTGGTCGACAGGAGCAGTGTCCGAGCCCAAGTTATAGGCAGCGGAAATAGCACCAGCGGTAGAGCCTTCGTTGGCAGCGGCAGGGCCTTCGGTCACGAAGCTGTTGAAGAACACTTCGTTTTCGATGGCGATTTTCAACTGCTTGGCAGCGTCTTCGGTGAACATGTTCATCAAGTTCATGTCGGACTGATAGGCCAACACGTCGTTGACTTGCACGCCGAAGTACTTGCCCTTGTTGACTTGCATGTCTTGGAAGCTAGGGGTAGGCACTTCGTAGGACAGGTTCTGGCCAACAGTGTAGTCAGAGATGCTGATCGAAGGAGCCAAACGGATACGCACGGTATCGCCTTGGTTCTTCAACTCGCCTTCGTAGTCAGTGTTAGTGACTTCAGACAACATGGTGTTCTGGTAGAACTTGGCCAACAGCTTGCCAGACCACAGAGTGGGGATGAAAGCGCCGGAGTACGATGGGTTGGTGTCAAATGCACCAGAGCCGGTAACGGGAAAAACTGCAGCCATGATGGCCTCCTAAATAAAACAGGTTGGGTTTGACTCTACCCACACAGATCAAGCGATAACGCGTTTTTCCATGTATGCAGCGTCGATTTCAGCTTCAAGTTTCCTTGCCGCGTCAAGTTGCCCTCTAGTGCCCAACTCGGTCGCCTTGCGGAACATCTTTTCAATGTCTGCGTTGGTGTAGACCTTACCCTTTTGCGAGGTAGGTGGGACGCTAGGTGCGCCTCGATTCGGCTGAATTTGAAGTTCAAGCTCAGTGGTTTTGTCGGCAGTGGGCTCTACGGGTTTGGTGCTCTGTTTGAACAACGACACGTAGTGTGCTACTCCTTCAGCGTCGCCTTGGTTGAACGCTTGCTGTGCAACAGAAGATCGAGGGGCTCGGAGCAGCGGGTCCACTTCGTTCAGCCACGCAATCCACTTGGGATCAGCATTGACTGCTTCAAAGTCCGGCACCATACGGTACAGGCGCTGCTCAAAACTGGCTTCTGACACTTTTGTACCAGTACTTGTCAACTGCTCGCGCAGCTTATCGTTCTCGGCACGCATGGCGTCTAGCTCACCACGAAACTCTGCTGCCACTTCGCGGGCAACTTTGCGCTGGACTTCAATGAGGTCCGAACCAAATGCTTCAACATCAGCATCAGTCACCAACTTCTCAGCTGCGGCGGGCTTCACAGGCTCAACCGGCTTGGTCTCTGCGGCTTTGCGGAGGTTATCCACTTGGGCCTTGAGATCACGCAGGTCTGCGTGTAAACGAGGAACTTCAGCGTCGTACATGCCCTTGAGGGTTTTGTACTTCTGCTCCCATTTCTCGTCCGCTACGACTGGTTCAGTCGGCGTTGGCGTTGGCTCAACAGGTTTTGGCTCAGCTGGCTGAGGCTGTGGGTCTTGGGGAGGCTCTGCTGGCTGTGGGTTGGGGTCTGCGGGTGCAGGATTGTTACCCTCTGCGAGCTGCTTTTCCAGTGCTTCCAGTTCTCGTAACTGCGCTTCTACTTGTCTTGGCAATGCCATTTCAATTTCCTTTAAAGCTCCAACTCTGCTTCAGGCTCCTACTTCGGTCTGCCGTTCGCATAATGGTTTGCTAGGACTACAAAAATCGGATCACTTGATCCGGTCGAAGACCTCTGACGATTTTTCAACCGCTTCGAGGAAATCTGATAAGGCTTGGGCCTGACCTTGGAGCCGGTAGAGGCGGTGCGGTTCTTCAGCAGCCATCAAGGAGATTTTGGTCTCCTCCAGCTTTTGTTTGAACAGCGCCAACAGCGGCTCGTTTTCTTGCAGCTTGCAGCGTATCAACGCTTGCATGTGCTGCCGGTCAGGCTTTTGGCCTACAAAAATCTTCATGTGTGGATTCTATACAACAAATTCAAAAAATGTCAAACACCATTGGGTCGTGGTGACATCATATTTCCTTCTCGGCCACCAACTTGGCTACCGTCAGGCAGCATATTCTTCGGTGCTGGGCCTTGCGTCATGCCCGGAGCGCCACCTTGCAGCTCGCCCGCGATCATGGCCAACTGCTCTTGCAGCTGCGCATTTTGCTGCTGCAGGTTCTGCATGGCCGTCAGTGTTGGACGGTCTGGGACAATCCGGTTGACGTTGCCGCTCAGGTTGCGGGCCTGCTCGCGCAGGAGCTCCGCCGCTCCGTCCATACCCACGATCTGCTGGGCCACTGGACTGTTAAGAACGATCTGCAGGAACTCGTTGCGACGAACCGCTTCGGCTTCCTTGACCACCAAGCTGGTAGCGCCCTTGGCCACGGCCTTGACGTCGCCGATCAGGTCTGGGTCTTTGCTGTAGCGCAGATTGTCTTGGTACAGACGCTCGATCGACGGCACGATGACAGCGCGGTCGATGTTGCTGATGACTTGCTTGATGCCCTTGCCAGCGTTGGAAATCAACATTGACAAGCCAGACGACGTGCGGCCAGCTCCGGGGGAGCTCTCGCCAGTCATGTAGCGTGGAATCATGGTGTCTTCGTCAGCGCGGGCTGAGAACTTCTCGAACACAGCCATCAACTCGTTGGCGTTGCTATTAGGCTGGAAGAATGTCAGAGGTTGCGAGCCGTCGTTGAACTCGGAGCTCTGGAACTGCCAGATTTTCCAAGGGTACATCTCGGTGATGTCTTCGCCCGGTGGCAGGCGGGACACGTTCACACCGACCTGCGGGCCAGAGCTGATGCCCATGTTGTTGGCCAAGCTGCGAGCGGCGGCGTTCACCATGTTCTGTGAATCACGGCACAAGTCGGCCACGCCCTTACCAGCGACAGCGCCGGGTACGCGCTCGTACGATGTCACGTAGTACGGCTTGCGACCCAGCGGGTCGTAGTTCAACACAGCGCGGATCACTGTGGAGCCGACCAGCCACACTTCGCAGGGGTAGTTCAGGTCTGGGTCAGGAATCTCTTTTTTCGATAGGCCCCATGTCAGCAGATCGCTGCCCTTAACGCTGTCCCACATCTGCAGGGCGTCGATAAGGTCTGTCGTGAAGATGGTTTGCGTAGTATCTTTGCCTTCGGCTGTAGCTTGGGCGCTATCAGTCCACAACCACTCGTTCAGGTTGCCAGAGTCAAAGTTGTTCAGCACGGAGCGGATCGCATCGTCGTTGTACCCGGGCACGCCCATAAGAGCCTGCAGGTCTTCGCGAGTCATACGGTGACGCTCAACGATAAAACCATCTTGGATGTCAGATGACCATGGGGCCCAGTACAACATGAACGGATCAACGCGCTCCCATTCGTTGCGGATTTCTTCGGACGGCACCAGTGCGCCATTCTGCCATGCAAGCGTTTTGCGCTTGCGCTTCACAGGGCCTTTGAGAACGGCGTAGGGGAATGTCACCACGTCGTCCAAGAACGCATTCAGTGCGTCGGTCCAGCCGCCCTCGATGAGCTGGTCTTCCATCTTTAGTTCCATGCGGTCAACGCGGTCGTTGGCCTCTTCCCGCAGCTTGCGCATCGCTGCGTCTTTCATCTGCATCGCAATCTCTCGCAGCTGAACTGGGTCTGGAGGGGCCATGCCCATCTCCATCTGGCTCTGCAGCTGCTGCTGCATGCTGGCCATCAACTCTTGGACGATCTCGGGTGGTAGGGTTGGCTCAGGTGTGGCCTCAAGGCTCCACGGTTTGTCTACGCCAGTTCCCAGCAGCGTGTCACGCAGCCAGCTTGTGGCGGCGCGGCACTTGACCGACGTCAGCTGGATGTAAATCTCCGAGCCACCTTGACGCTTGATGTCGGCCAGTTTGTCCGGGTCGTACTCACCGTTGCGCTGGCGCAAACACTGCAGCATGCGCTCTTCGATGGTACGTTTGGCTTCTCGTGCGGACTCCCAGCGCTTGCGTGCGTGAGCGGCCAGCCCCTGAATCACAGGCGTAGCCTGCATATCTGAGTTGCGTTTTTGTGATTCCCGCTCCAGATCACTGGAACGAGCTACGGGGATGAGTGCGATGCCTGTGGCCATTTGCTTACCTTTAAATCACAACTCAGTCCACAAGGCTTTAACCAAGCCAGCAGCCGTAGAGTTATCGGTGTTCGTGATGCGAATGTAGTAGGTTCCAGCCGGAAAGCCAATAGCGAAGTCTTCGCCGCTCGTAACACCGGATGACTGGTTCACATTATCGCCTGTGTTGACCAAAAAGAGGTCCATCGTTGTTCCGCCAGTCAGAGTTCCGCCAGATGTTACCGTTGTGGTCGACGCCCGAGGTGCCGCTGTGGTCATGCCATTTACGGGAAACTTTGGAACTACTTCGCTGAACGTACCGCCTTCAGTGCCCCCAGCAACAATCTCAACTCGCGCCTTGCCTGACATTACTTTGACAGAAAACGCATTCATGATGGTGTTGCCCGCGACAACAACCTTGACCACTTCCTTCCCTGCGCTCGGAGCAGCGAACTCATGGAACATAAAATACTGACGGTTTTCTGTAGGACTTACACTGCCAGTTTCTACAAGCATGCGTCCATGAAAGCCGTGAACCTGCTCGAAAGAGTCTACCAGCGGGTTCACGTAGTTGGTTGTCATGTGGCTCATACGGCACCTTCAAAGTTACCGGGATTGTACCCCCCGCCGCCCTTCGGTCAAGTATAAGAGTATCCAGACTTCTTGACCTCGCGCCGTCCGGTCTGCAGCCCAGCCCCACGGACGTTCATGTCCATAATCAAATCGGCGTACTGGTTAGCATCATGCACGTGCGAGAACGGGTTCTTGTCCGGCTTGTCTTCCATTTCACCGCTTTTCTTGATTTTGTACCGGTATCCGTACCGAAACCCCTTAATCAACTGGGTGCAGCTTGGGTCGATAAGGTACATTGCTTTACCTTCCAACTGTTGCACAAGCAAGCGCTCAACCGCCTGAACACGTTTCTCTGGATCGTTGGTCGGAGGTCTCTGACACTTGAAGCCAGCGTCCTTCACAATATCAACCAGCGACATCTCACCGGACTGCTGCTTGGCGTACCCTGCTGGGTCAGGCGCTACAAGGAATGAGCACCCCTGCATGTTGTTGGCAATGAACGGGTTGAGTTTTGTCCGCAAGAACGTCTCAATACCCATATTCTCAGATGTAAGCTCAGCCAAAGTCACAATGCGCCCGCGTGGGTCTCGCTGCTTAAACACCGCCGCAGGTGTGCGCCCGAAGTCCAGACCGATGATGACTGGGTAGTCCTGACTCTTGATCGGCTTGATTCTGTCTTTGGCAACATGGAAGTCGTGGGTGAACGTCTTCTCATACACCGGCGTGCCGGACAGGCTACGGCCATACTCCGAGCGCAGGTACACCCGCAGCCAGTCCTCGGTCTTTCCCGGGATGATGTTCGGGTAGTACTGCTTGGGCAGGTGGTTGTAGTTGTCGCACTCTGGATTGACCGCCCACTCGTTGTCATCTTTGTCCAGCAGCACCTCGTCCGGCTCCTCGCCGAACTTCTCAAGATACACAGCTGGCTTGATGATCGCAGCAGGCTGCTTGTAGATAGCCCAGTTGCTTGGAGGGTTCTCCATTTTGTCGTGCCACCATGTGTCCTCGTCGGGCATGTTGGTATCAAACAGCGCACACGACCGGGTGGGCCCCCCGTCCTTGGCCGACGGGTATCGGTTCAGACGTGACAGCAGGCCGTCTACAACTTCGCTGTTGAGCTCTCGGCTTTCGTTGCCCCACAGGAACGTGGTCTCCAGTGACAGCGCCTTTCGCACGTCGTCTGGCGTGTCCAACGGGATGAAAATCCATTCCGACTCAACCTGTGTGCCGTCAGGCAATTTGGCCATCAGGATGAATGTCTTCTCTACAGCCTTCCAGATACCAGCTTCACCGGGCGGCAACCAGTCGAACACCGTCTTACGCGTCGTCAGCGCCAGCTGGTCAGCCGTGTTACGCACAATGATCGCTCGAGTGCGACGGATACCCTTGGCATTTGGCGCTTGACCGCAAGCCAGTCGCACCAGCTCGTGTACGCAAGTAACGGACTTACCGCCACCAACGGGCCCAGCCAGTACGCGCACGTAGTCTTCGTCCAGCATGAAGTTTCGCTGCGTCTCGGTCGGTTTGTATGTGCTGCTCATTCGTCGTCGTCTTCCATGTGTTCTTGGATCAGTTGAGCTTTGACCAAATCAAGGCATCCCAGCGCCGTCGGCAACATCATCGTATTGTCGTATTTGTGAACAACGGCCAGCAACTCGTCTACGAGCCCCTGCGTCAGGTTTCCCATGTAGTTCACTTGATCTCCTTGACCTCAGCGTCCAGTGTAACCGGCGTGAGGGTCTGCTGGTTGCTCAAGCTTATGCTCTGGCCACCACCCAAGTCAATGCTGATACTGAACCCGGGCCCAGTGTCCTTGACTTTTTCCTCCTTTGGCTCCAGACCAGCGGCCTTGATGAGCGTCTTGAGGACTTCATGCTTCTGGTTCAAGCTGGCATCGCTGGACGCCGCAGTGACGTACACCTGATCGAGCAACTCCCCGGCCATCCACGCGGCCTTGGCTTTGAACGTGACGCCGTTTTTCTCGTACTCGGACCGTTTGACCTGAACCTGCAGTTGAAACCACGGCTGCACAGCCAATTCTTGGTACTGCTCGATTGACATGCCGTGACGGCTGGCCACGATGAGCTCATCTTCCAACCCCAAGGCTACCGAGGCCACCATCTCATCACTGATCTGAGGGAACGAGGTGGTTTTTGGCTTGTACTCGAGCGGCAGGTCGTCCAAATTGGGGTCTTCAGCTGACATTTGCAGCCTCCGCAGCCTGTTTTTGGGCTTTTTCTACGGCCTGAGCATACTTTTCCATGGCAATTCTGGCCATTTCTGCCGACGAAACGCCTTTTTTGGTCGCCATCTGCTTGTATTTTTCAATCAATTCGGGGGGTAAAAACAGGTTCCAGCGCTTCATTTTTGGTCCTCAAAAGGTGTGTATACACACATTCTACCGGGATTTTTCGTATTTTTTGTTGTTTTTACGCAACACGTGTGTATGTGTATACACACATCCTCAATTTTTGGTCATGCAATGTGCGCAGGTCGTAGGCGAGGGGCGGGCGGGGTGCCGCCTCGGGGGGCCTGTGGGGGGGTGGGGTAGCGGGCAGACCAGTAGTGGAAGGGTTGACTAGAAAGTAGCGGCCTGACCAGTAGTAGGACGGTGATCGCACCGTTCAGCCGGATGAAGTTTTCATCATGCCTAGTGCCAGACCTACGGGAACGGTGCGTGTGGATACCTACGGGTTGATACGGGGTCACATGATGGGGCGGACGGTGACTCGATCATTAAAAATTCATAGTGGAATCTCCCTTGGTGACGCTTGGGATGGGTGCGAAATAGCCGAAGACACCCTGACAGCATCCGGCACTTCATGTGACGGCGAAGCCCGATACCCAATGCAAGCGTATCAATCGGCACTGCGATGCAAGACACGGTAAGAATCCGTTGAAGCATAGGCCCACTGGAAAGACAGTGGCAAGTAGCGCCCACTTGAAGGGGCGATGAGGTATCCATACGCACCAAGACCAGCAAGCGTAAAGCCCCACTTATGTGGGCTTCAGTGTGTAGTCAACCGACTATACATCCAAGCCTATCAACACAAGGAATCATCATGGAACTCGCACAATCTACACCCGCAATCGTCAACGTATACGGCAAGACCAAGACTGAACGTCAACTCTCTGTCGTGCAAGACGCTAGCCCATACACCAAGATGGCGCTCGCCAATGCCAAGGGCAAAATGGGCCAAGCCGCCCGAAATGGTATCGCCAACGGCGGTATCCAAGCTGTTGCCAAGCAAGCCGCCTTCCCTTCATGCAACTACAAACCTGCAGGCGAGTACTTTGCCGCCCAATTAGGTGAGCCAATCGTTATCTCCAATCGTGCCGGATTCGAGTCACTGCCTGACCAGTTCGAGGCTCGCATCATGAAAGCCAAAATGTCCAAGACTGGTGGCTATGTCACCGACAAAAAGACAGGCGCTCTCAAAGCTGGTGCGACTCTCGCCAAATTGATGGAACTCAAGGCCATCGCCACTGAGATGGTTGCATCTGCCCAAGAGTACACCGCCGAAGCCAAGGCCAAGCAGTCTGCAATCACTGCCTAATGTGTGTATACGCACCTTTCAACTATCCAATTATCCAAGGGGGTTTTTCCTTGGATAATTAGGTTTCCCTTTAAAATCAATGGGTTAGACGTGCAATTAGACAATTAGACAATTAGACAAGATTTTAGAGTACACGTGTAGATGCGTGTGTTGTTCGTGCAAAAAGTACAAAGCGCCGCGCAATAATCACGACCTCTAAAAATCCTGACCCCCTTTTCCAGACTTGGATAATTCGAGTAGGGTAAACCCTTAGTACCCCTCGCAATCCCAGTATCCATGCGGGTTCCAGCCCGCCACCTAATTATCCAAGCCTATCTGAGTTTGGATAATTACCCCCTCAACTTTGGATAGGTGTGTATACACACCTCATGGAGATCACCATGTCACGACACTTCTTCATCATCCCGACCAATGAACGTGTGTATACACACATAGATGAACCTGACGACGAGCCTTTCGTTTTCGAGGCCACAATGGATTCCAGTCCAATGGACATGGACGACCCTGAGACTGCGTACAGGCAGTACTTGGCCGAACGCTTTGCAAGGTAACGTGTGTATACACACATAAGGAACTGACATGACCGACCAATCCAAAACCTACACCGTAGAGATACGTGATGTATATGGCAAGCAGACCGTGTATCCAGTATGCGACACGGCAAGAACATTCGCAGCACTCACTGGCTGCAAGACCCTGACAGACGTTAACCTGATGCGCATCAACTCATTGGGCTACAGCATGGTAATCAAGCAACGGGAGCTGAAATGACATGGATAACCGTTGAAGTGGATGTTGACCTCAGTGAGTTCGACGACAGCGCCATAGAGACTGAGTACAACGACCGTGGTCTTGGCAACAGCCCCACCCAATCAGAAGACCGCGCAGAGCTCATGGCCATACGCCAGCTCGTGCTCAACCACAAGTCCAAGGAGGCCTACAAGCTCATGTATGACTACATCCGCAACCGCTTGGGCACAGCTATATGAAC